TATTAATCTTGATTGATTACGCTATAAGAAACAAAGGCAAAGAGATTAGTGTAGTATCTGAGTCTGTCCCGCATCTACGTAGAGGTGCTTTTAAAGACTTCTGCGGGCTTCTTAAGGGATTGAATAGGTATAAAGATGTCCAGCTTAATAAGAGTACCTTAAAATACACCTTTACTAATGGTAGCTATATAGAGTTCTTTAGTACTGACCAGCCAGACAAACTAAGAGGAGCACGAAGAACAGACCTATACATTAATGAGTGTAATAACATACCATTTGATGCTTATCAACAGTTAGCAGTAAGAACGTCAGGTAACATCTGGTTAGATTACAATCCATCTGCTTTATTTTGGGTAGACAAAGAACTGATAGGAAAAGAAGATACAGACTTTATAACACTAACCTATAAAGATAATGATTCACTACCTATAAGCATTGTAACAGAGATTGAAAAGGCAAAGGATAAAGCTAAGACATCTACATACTGGGCTAATTGGTGGAGGGTTTACGGTCTTGGACAAATAGGAAACTTAGAAGGAGCTTGTATTCCTGACTGGCTAGAGATAGATAGGATACCTAACGATGCTAGGTTACTAGGTTACGGATGTGACTTTGGCTACTCAGTAGACCCTACAACATTAATAGCTTTATACAAGTGGAATGATGCTTATATCTATGATGAGGTACTATATAAGAAAGCAATGCTTAACAGGGATATAAGTAGATTCTTAGAGTCACACGATATCAAAGAACTTATAGTAGCAGATAGTGCAGAACCTAAATCAATAGCAGAGCTACAAGGTTACGGTCATAACATACACGGGGTAAGTAAAGGAAGGGACTCAATTGTCTACGGTATCAATCTAATGAATCAAAACGAGATATACGTTACAAGCCGTTCTAAGAACCTTAAAAGAGAATTGGGTGGTTATATATGGGCAACAGATAAAGAAGGCAACAAGACCCAGAAACCAAGCGGACTACATCCTGATTGTATAGATGCTGCTCGGTACATTTTAACAGACACTTTAGAGAACCCTAATAAAGGGAAGTATTTTATTTATTAAAGTTTTTTGTTGATATGTCAAAAATTAATTATATATTTGATTAATATTAAAAACAAACATTATGAAAAATACATTTACAGTACATTTTAAAAATGCATTAGGAGAATTTAAAACGGAAGATATGGTTTTACCTTTTAGAACGGTTCAAAGTGTAGCAACCTGGTTTGAAGACACGTTAGGTTTAAGGGCTTCATCAATATCAAAACATTAAAATTATGATAGCAGGAATAGATTTCAACGAATCAATACAGAACTTTTACAGTTTATACCAACACGAATGCTTAGAGTGTGGAGCAGAGATAATATCAGAGGGGTATTGTAGTAAGGATTGCTCAGATGCAAGTTGGTTGTAATAATTTAAAAACAAACGATATGAAAATTCAAGACACAACAGAATACATTATGGTTAAACAGCTAACATCTAAAGACAATAGAGCAGCTGTAAAAAGAACAATCTTTCAAGGGTTATTGTTATCAGCCTGCTGCTTCATAGGTCTTCACTTATTCTTAAACGCTTTCCTATGGGTACTAAAGTATTAAAGGATTGGGAGGTTAAGATGAGGTGCTGGTCTAACGAGGTCTACGTTATTGTTAATCCAATATCAAGCAAATGGAAGAAGGGTGGACAGCCTGTTACATTAACTATAGACTATCAGAAAACATTTAGACGTGGTAAGGAAGTATTTGAACAGAACAGTAAAGAGTTAGAAAATAAAATAGATGAGATATATAGATACATATATGATAATAATATAAAGTAATAGTTTTTTCATTTGGGGTTAAGGGGTTGCAGAGATGTGACCCTTTTTCTATTTATACAAAATGCTATAAATTGTATTGTTATAATATATGAAAGTTGATATACAAATACCTAGTAATTTATCTGAAGTAACCTTAGAACAGTATCAAAAGTTTACTAAGTTAAATACAGATGAAAACCAAGACAGCAGTTTCTTAATGCATAAGACTGTAGAGATATTCTGCAACCTTAATCTGCAAGACATAGCTAAGGTAAAGTTTACTTACGTCCAAGAAATACTTAACGACATAAACAACCTCTTTGAAAAGAAGCAGGATTTGATTCCAACCTTTACCCATAGAGGTATTGAGTATGGATTAATACCTGTACTTGATGATATGACACTCGGGGAGTACGTAGACCTAGATGAGAACTTTACAGACTGGGATACTATGCACAAGGCTATGACAGTCCTTTACAGACCCGTTACCCTTAAAAAGGGGGATAGATACCAGATAGAAGAGTACAACGGCTTAGACAATGCTGAAACAATGAAACAGATACCATTGGATGTTGTTATGGGATGTATGTTTTTTTTTTGGAATTTAAACGAAGAGTTGCTGAAAACTACCCTGAACTATTTGAATCAGGAAATACCGAAGGAGCTGACTACGGAGCAGCTACAAACTTTGGTAAAAAGTGGGGGTGGTATCAATCAATCTATGGACTCGCTAAAGGAGATGTTAGACGATTTGAACATATCACAAAATTAAACTTTCACGAATGCTTAATGTATTTAGCATTTGAAAAAGAGAAGAACCAATTAGAAGCAAAATTAATAAAGAATAGATGACAGGATTTTATAACGTAACGAAAAAGATAAAGGATGCACTTAATGCAGAGCCTTTTGTTAATACAGTTTCCTTCGGTTCATTAGACGATGTAGACTTAAACAAGCAAACTATCTTCCCTTTATCTCACATCATAGTAAACAACTGCAATGTAGAAACCAATACAATGATTTTTAATATTAGTGTTCTAGCAATGGACATAGTAGATGAATCTAAGGACGAGGTTACAGATATATTCGTAGGTAATGATAATGAACAAGACGTTTTAAATACGCAGTTAGAAGTCCTTAATAGAGTTGTTGCAATACTACAAAGAGGGGATTTATATACAGACCTATTCCAGATTGAAGGAGTTGTAGGATGTGAACCATTCGTAGATAGATTTGAAAACAAATTAGCAGGATGGTCAGCAACGTTTGATGTAATAGTTAAAAACGATATGACTGTATGTTAACTAATGTAAAGTCAGAATTATTAAGGTTCAAGAAGTTTGTTACACAACAATCTAGAAGCAGACTGACTAAGGGTAAAAAGAACGTCTCTAAGGGACTTTATAAGAAGTTGGATGGTGTATTAAAGGTTAGCCCTAATTCGTTCCAATTAAGCTGGGATTTAGGATATGGTAATTTTCAAGACAAAGGTGTAAGTGGTACTGAAAAGAAGTACAACACTCCTTATAGTTATAAGTCTAAAATGCCTCCAGTAAAACCATTAGCAGACTGGGCAAAAGCAAAGGGTCTTAAGTTAAGAGACTCTAAAGGTAGATTTAAAAAGGGTGGTTATATGACGTTAGGTTTTCTAATAGCAAGAAGCATACAGAGAAAAGGTATTAAGCCTTCTTTGTTCTTTACTAAACCATTTGAACAAGGATTTAAGAAACTACCAGACGAACTACTAGAAGCATACGGATTAGATGTAGAAGACTTTTTAGCATATACACTTAAACAACAATAACAATGAGTACAAAAATAAACGTAAGGAGTCCATTCTTTTTAGACTTAACAGCACCAGTACAAACACTAGGTATTTTTACTTGTACAACTGCTGGACTTTCAAACTTCTCTGTAGCTAGTTCAGGCTTTGTAACGAATCCACTTCTGTTAGCAGGGAGCATAGTAGACCAAACAGCAACCGAGTTTCCAATTAATACAACAGGTAGTTCAATACCTAGAAGCGTTACTTATACAATAGCAATACCAGCAAACTATACAAACGTAAATGATGCAACTATAGATTGTATTCAAGACTTTGACCAGCCTACACAATCAGCAAACGAAGACCCAAGCTTAAATAATAACTGTCCAACCTTTGCAGGAACTATTCCTAATTCAAGTGGCTTAGCAAGTACAGCTATAACCTTATCTACTTACTTTACTTCTGGTAGTGGTGCAGACATTAGTTCTTACTTAGTTACTAAGTCTCCATCTGGAGTAGCAGTAGATGCTGTATTAACTGGAACTGCACCTAGTCAAACACTAACACTTTCAAGTTCTACCGATTGTCAGCTTGCTACTTTTATAGTAACAGCAAGACAGTCCTCAGATAGTTGTACAGCAATATCTAATTCATTTACTTTTGCTTCTGCAAATTGTGGTGCTTATGATTGTACTGATGCTAATGTAGTTGGAGGTAGTATAGAACAAGATGGAACGGTAAATAAAGGAACTCATACTTTAGGAACTTTAAATGCATTACTCTACTTAGGAACTGATATAACAACTTCTTTAAATGCAGGAGCAAACAATACAGGTTCTCCAGTAAATAAAACAATAACATATAGATTTAATATACCAAACGGTTTTTCTAATTCAGGAACTTTTAATTGTAATGTAGTTTACTCACAACCTGCAACACAAGTACTTCCTACTTTTGATTGTGCAGAAGCTCAAATAACAGGGGGTTTTATTTCTGAACAAGGTAATATAGCAGCACCAACTTTAGGCGCAGGAACTTTAGTTAGTTGGACGCCTCAAAGCTTTGCGGAAGTTTCAGTTAATACGCCCCAAACTATTTATTTAACAATAACCCCACCAGCAAGTGGTTATATAAATTCAGGAGGTGCAGATATAACCCCTCCTTGTCCTTATATAATAACTCAACCTGCAACTTTTCCTGAATGCGGATTAGGTACAAGTTTAAGATTTAGTAAACAAGGTTACAATAGTCCTTACGATGCTTGTGGTTTTAATTTTGTAGGAGATTGGTATTTAGGTCAAGGTAGCCCTGCAACTTATTCAGAAATGATATCAACTATTGGTTGGAGTATTTGTACAAGTTTTAGTGCTTTTGCAGGAGACGATAAGTATTATGTGGTAACAGATGGATTCACTTCTGTATCTACACAATCAAACTTTCATCTTTTAAAAATAGATAATTACGGAACGGTTCAAGAAGTTTGGCTACATAACTGCTCAGGCGGTGGTAATGGAGCAGGAGCACGAATATATTAAAATAAGATATGGCACTAAAGAAAATAGGTTTAAAATTATATGTATATACAGGAACTGAAGGTTCTTATACTTCTTCTGATTTAAAGTATCAAATGGAGAAGGATAGAATCTCTAACCAAGATAACATAGTTGTAGAGATTGCTCAGTTAGTAAAAGACTTTCTAGATAACAATTTCAATGATGATTATGTATGTGCTACTAAATGGGCTACAGCTGTTGTAGACTTTTACGATTCAGAAACAAATGAAATCTTTGTAACTAACGGAACTCAAATATTTAACTACTTAGCTTTTGATGGTTACGGACATTTTGAAGAAGAAGTTAATCCACAATTAAGTACTGACCTATTACAGACTAGTTTAAATATGTATTTACCAGAGGGTATTGCAGGCAAGCTTCCAATATTTGCAGAGGGTGTAGGTAAAGTTATAATTGATTCTACTACTACAGAGATAACAGACTCTTTAGACAGTAACCAAAAGATACAATACATATCAATCCCAGCTAATACAAGTACAGTTGAGGTATATGCTACAGATGATACTACGCTTTTAAAGACTGTAACAGTTAACAATGTATGCGAACCTAAATTCACACCCTATAAACTAACCTTTGTAAACAAGTTAGGTGCATATCAAGACATATATTTCTTTAAAAAGACTACAGAAAGCTTTAATGTAACAGATGAGACGTACAAAAGAAACAATATAAACACATCTACAGTTACCTATGGTACTAATGATGGTCAGAAACAACGCTATAATATAAACGGTTCTACTAAAATTACTTTAAATACTGGCTACGTTAAGGAGAATTTCAATAGTGCATTGGAAGAATTGTTCTTATCAGAGAACGCTTGGATTAGATGGGAAGGTAAAACACTACCAGTTATAATTTCAAGCAAGGATATGACCATTAAAAACGTCTTAAACGATAAGCTAATAGATTATACAGTAGGCTTTGAGTTTGCCTTTAATAAGATAAACAATGTACGTTAATGACAGAGCTTCAATTATATATAGAGGGTCAGGAAGTAGAGCTTCACGACAATGAAAGTGTTGTACTTAAACAAGCCTTGCAAGATGTTAGAAGCTTAGATAAAGTCTTTACAGATTTTAGTAGAACTTTTAATGTACCTGCCTCTAAAGTTAACAATAAGATATTTAAACACTTCTATAATTTTAACATTGTAGGATTTGATGCAAGACACAAACAAGATGCAGAATTAAATCTAAACTACAAACCATTTAAAAAAGGAAAGATAAAGTTAGAGGGTGTCCAAATGAAAGACAACCTGCCTTTAAATTACAGACTTACTTTCTATGGGAGTTTAGTTTCTTTAAAAGATATATTTGCTTCTGATAAAATAAGTTCCTTAGATGGTTTAAGTATTACCTTAGACTACACTTCAGATAGTATATCTAACCTACTACAAAATGGAGCTAACATATTACTAAACGGGGAAACAA